CGAAGGAAGTCCGGCATCAGGCTCTATTCCTGCGGAATATATAGAGAAAAAAGTGTCTGGAACGGGGAAAGATACGATATTTCTTCCGAAAAGATTGATTACTTTGGAGAAAATAAGGATATATTCATCTTCTACTAATTATGTAGATTATACTCCGGATAATTTTGTAGTGAAGGCTAAATTTATTTCGTGGAGTTCATTCGTTCCTGATTTAGTTAATCCTGCGCGCTTTCAGCTCGAAAATTTTGTTCAAGGTAGTTATAATATCGGGATATTCGGAATTTGGGGATGGAGCGAAGTTCCGGAGCTCATCAAATATCTTCAGGGACGGCTGATTCAGAAGATTTTACAGGATAAATCATTTGCGAATAAATTTACAAGTGAAAAATTAGGTGACTATAATTATAATTTAATCGTTGACCAGAACGACCTCATTTTTGGAGATACTGAATTCGATGCTATCGTGAAGCAATATAGAAATTGGGTGAGCTATGCTGTCCAATAATACTGAAAGATTTTTTATTGATTCAATAACGATTTACCGGAAATCAAAAGTCAAAGATAATTTTGGCGGATTCACCGCCACTTGGGAAAAGAAATATTGGCAAGTAAAATGCCGTATTTATAATAAAACAGGAAGGCCATATCAGATTACTATTGAAGGCGCGGTTTTTGAGATTATTGCTAAATTGATGTGTAATAGGAATATTGATATCGTAGTTGGCGATAAAATTATAGATGAGAAAACTGATGAAGTTTATTTTGCCGTGCGGAAATCTGATATTCGCGAGATAAGGGATACAAGCCATATTGAGGTTAATTTAACAAAGGTAGAATTATGAATTTAGATATTAAGATAGAGGGGTTACCTAAAGCTCTATTAAAATTACGTTTGTTAGACCAAGAGGTTCGTAAGGCAGTAGAGATAGCGATGGGACAGGCTGCCTTATTAGTCCAAAGAAGGGCCCACGAAAACATTTCGGGTATGCACGGCCATAAAAGGCACGTCAAGACAGGGAATTTAAGAAGGAATATTAAATCAAAAGTCGGTTGGTCTGGCCCTTATCAGATTGACGGTGTAATAGGAACGGATGTTCCCTATGCTCCTCATGTTGAAGCTCTACCGGATGGCGGATATCTTTATCCGGCACTTATGGAAACAGGCCGGGAAGCTCTAAAATTTTTTCAGGAAAAACTTATAATAGCAGTTAAAGGGGTGGCAGAATGAAATATATTTATCAATCAATCGCGAATATCCTTGAGCACGATTCTATTCTAATAAATTTGGTAGGATATACAGCAGCAAAAATGAATATCCGTAGAGGATTTCAGCTTGGTTCAGGATGGCAAAAACTCATTGCATATTATTTCCAACCGGATTTTCCGATTACTGATTTTACGCCTAATATCCGAGAAATACCTCTGATTGTCAGGGTTTATGATAGAGATGATGACTTGAATTGCGGAGTCATTGGAGAAAGAGTGATTGTGCTCCTTGATGGAGCCAACCTATCAGTAGCAGGTCAGGTTCACGTATATGATATTTCTTATACGGGCGAATTAGTTCCTGTAACTTTCAATGAGGAATTGAAAAGTTACGAAAGAGTCTTAAGGTTCATTTTACAAATAAGAAAAGATGCATAAAAAGGAGGAAGTATGGCGAACGATTATGTTGCAGCAAACGTATTGATGGGCGTAGGTCTATTGGAAGTAGACGGTAACAGCGTAGGATATACATCAGGAGGAGTTCAGCTTCTGCATACATCTGATAAGATGGAAAAAGAGGTTGACCAAAGCTATGCGCCGATAGGGATTCACAAAGTAAAAGAAACCTTTTCAATAAAAACTAATCTGGCTGAGGCCACATTGGATAATTTGAAGATGGTTTGGGAACAGACTGAAGAAGTGGTAGAAAATAGCCCTTCGAGAACGCTTTCTTGGGGTATGAATCAAGACGTGGTAGAACATACGTTAATTTTTAAAGGGAAGTCACCAGAAGGATATGATAGGACTTTCTCGGTTTATAAAGCGGTGGTCTGGGAGTCTGGTGATATAGACCACGCGAAAGATAAACTTACCTTAATACCTATTACGTTTAGGATTTTACCTGACGTAACTAAGGCTGCGGGCAAGGAGTATGGGACAATAGTTGACCAAATGGTCGAATAACCAATTCAGAATAATAAGGAGGCTATACTATGGCTGATGAAAAGATTACCTCGATAGAAGAATATCGAAATAAAATCGGCGAGATAAAAATCGTTATCCTGCCGTCAGGCGCGATTTTTAAAGTGAGGAAATTGACGGTTCTTGATTATATCAAGGAAGGCATTGAGGACATCCCTAACGAGTTTTACAAGTTTATTACGGAATTAGCAGTAGGTAATATCAAGACCGAGAGCGAATCGGACAAAAAGAATCTTGAGCTGTTTGAAAAATACTTGCTGATTACCATCGAAAAGGGCATAGTCGAGCCTCCTATTATTTTGAAATATGATAAATCTAAGATTAGCACTCATCTGATTTATGCCGAGCTTCCTGTCGATGACCAGAAATATTTGATTGACGTTATAACAGGAAAGATTTGATGAATGAAAATTTTAGACCGTTTTTAGAGAACCGTAATTTGATTGCATTGGTGGATGCATTAGCACGGAGATATGGATTATTACCTATTGATGTGCTGATGCTTTCGCCTAATGATTTTAATTTGAGTCTCGCGATTATGATAATAGGAGTGATAGAGGAAGAAAAAGCGCAGAATAATCCGAAGCAGAAATATCGTGAAGTTCCTCTATCATCTTTAGGGATAGAAAGAAGCATTATCATAAAAAAGAAGTGAGGGCACTATGGCATTTGATTTTGCGGCATTAGCAGTTAGGATTGGAGCCAATGTCCAAGATTTATCAGCGGGTTTGGCGCAAGCGTCCGGACAGCTTAAGGGATTTGTTGATAAGAACAGAGCTGCCATTACTACATTAGGCCGGGAATTCACTGTAGCCGGGGCAGCAATTACGGGTGCAATGGCATTGATGGTTAAATCTGCAACGGATTACGCTTCTGAAATTTATCAAGTAAGCCAAAGAACAGGCATGTCTGTTAAAACTTTAAGCGAATTGAAATATGTAGCAGACCAGACACAATCTTCTTTTGAAGCAGTTGCTATGAGTATGAAATTTTTGAATAGGAATATATATGAAGCTTCAACCGGAAATCAAACAATGGCCAATGCATTCAGGACTTTAGGAGTAGCGATTACTGATAGTAACGGAAAGCTTCTTAAGGCTGATGAAGTATTTCTTAAAATAGCTGATAAATTTCAAACTATGACTTCTGATGCTGAAAAGGGCGCACTTGCTATGCAAATATTTGGGAGGAATGGACAGGCGATTATTCCTGTCTTAAATTTAGGCGCGGATGGAATTAAGAAATTATCAGCGGAAGCAGAGAAATATGGAGTAGTTCTTGATGAGAAAAATGCTCCTGCTATGGCTGAATTTATTGACCAAATGAAGCAGATGCACGCAGCTTTTACCGGATTATCAATCACGCTAACTGCTACTATATTACCTGTCATTAAGGATTTTGTAAATACTATTAATCAAACATTAGTCGGAGTGAGAGAATGGGCGCAACGTAATCCAGAATTGGCCGGAGAACTTCTTAAAGTTGCCGGAGCATTAGGAATACTTTCGTTAGCTGTAGGAAGCCTTCTATTACTTTTAGGGCCGTTAGCTATTTCTTGGAATGCATTTGTTACAGCTGGATTAATAGCAAGAATAGGAGCTTTAATTACTGCGTTTCAGACTTTAGGAGCTTCAATAATAGCTGCGACAGGTGGATTTTATCCTTTTCTTGCCCTGATTACGGCTCTTTATATTGCCATTAATGGCATCGTTCAGGGATTCATTGCTATGAAAGAAGCTCAAAAAGCGGCTAAAGAAGCACAAGAAACCCTTAATCAATCTTTTTTAAATTTTAATAGAGGTCTTGAGCAGGCTAAGAGTGTTTATAATAACCTTACGGATGCAGAAAAGAAGCATGTAGATACTCTTGAAAAACTTCTTGATTTATATGCTAAATATTTGAAAAGTGGCGGAGATGATGTCGTTCTTCGTGAACAATTACAACGACGGATTTTAGATGAAGGAATGGCATTAATAAAAATAAATGATGCCCATAAAGACGAAATCAATGCTACGAAACTTTCTATATCGACCAATAAAGAATATCTTAACACTTTAGACGATATTCAAGCTAAGATTAATGAGCTTACATTGAAGGAAGATGCTCTGAAAGAGGCTACTCACGAAAAAGAAATGGATAGGATGAGGCGGGAGATTGAAAATAATCAGAATTTGACGACTACGGAAAAAAGAGCTTTACAAGATAAAATTGATATGTATGAAAAAGTCTATGATGCAAGCCTTAAAACTACCGGAGGAGGCTTGACTGATTTTAACAAGAAGATGGAAGATATTGGATTAGGTTTCTTTAAAATTCAAGGCGATGCCGAAGAAGTATTCGGAAGTATGCCTAATATGCTGACTAATACAGCTATGGCTATGCGAGATGGTTTTAGTAATATTTTTTATGATGGGATGACCGGAAGAATCAAATCAATAAAAGAATATTTTAAAGATTTTTGCTTATCAATGGCTAAAACTTGGGCCGATATGTTGGCACAGATGGTAGCAAAAGCAGCTTGGGCTGCAGCTGCTAATGTTCTTTTAAGCATTTTTGGAGGAAGCGTAGCGGGTCAGATTCAAGGCGGACAAGGCGGAACAGTAGTAAATACAGGTAATCAGTCCGTCGCAGGACATACAGTTACCACTGCTTGGTCGCCTCCTGCGGGAAGTTATCAGGCTGGTACTTCTTTTGTTCCTCGCACCGGATTATATAGATTACATGAAGGCGAGACGGTTACTCCTAAAGGAGAAGTAAATTCTGAAGGAATTACTGTTATTAATATTATTGATGAAAAGATGATACCTTCAATTATAGCGAAATACCCTAATGCAGTTGTTAATATCATCAATGAAAATCTTCTTCGTCAGGGAACTACGAAGAAAATTATTCAGAGGGAGGCGAGATAATGGCGACTGATGCTGTTTTTAATTTTACAAGGAATTATCCTTATATAGAGGATACTGCGTTTAATGTCGCCGTCCAAGTCTATGAAAATTGGTCGGAACAAAGAAGATTAATATCTGCTCAACCGCGAAAGGTTTTTACTTGTAATTTCTATCCTTTAACAAAAACGGAAGCAGATTTAATCAAAGCATTTTATATAGCGCGGAAAGCTTCATATGAACAATTTTTATTTGATAATCCTCTTGATTTAATAAGATATACAGTAAGATTTGTCGAGAATACTTTCAGGGTAGAGAGGGTAGCTTTTAATACTTATAAGATTACCGTATCTTTACAGACGATTTATCAGAAAGATACGATTATGTTATTTGTGAATGATTATATTACTCATACCGAATATACAGCGAGGATTAAAGTATGACGACTCCTTCAACTAATTTTAAGAAAGAATCGAATAAGGCTGAGAATCAGCCTCTTTTCCTTTATACTATTTATGATTATGATGGATTAGGGCAGAATCGTAATCTTTATTTTTGTAGTTGGGATGAAGATATTATCTTTCAGAATCAAATGTATTATCATTTTCCGATTATCCACGATTCGATAGGACAACAAACGGCGGGAGAAATAGATTCTATCAAGATAACGGTAGCAAATATTACTCGTTTAATTCAAGCTTATCTTGATAGAA